ATCAACGACGATGACGCAAATGCCGTATTTAGCACCGTTACAGGCTCGTCAGGGGCAGGAAAGGCAGTAAGGTGGGGTAACACCACCGGAAGCGTCAAATGGGCCTCTATTTACTACTCTAAGTTTGGGGCATTTACACCCGAAGAATTACTAATTTCTGATTTCGCACAGGACACCCTTGCCCGAATGGGTATCGGTATAGTAAATCAACTAAAGAATAGCCCTCGACCTTACTTGAAAACACAAGTTCATAACTCATCTATAGTGTATGGCTACGACATTTCCTCCCAAATGCTTAACAAAGTAGGCTCTCCAAGCATCCATGTGTTGATTGAGGGCTTATCCTCACCCGACTTTGAATCTCTTGGTGGCTCAAAGATTAGTCAGGAGTATAGTGTGAAGGTTTTTATCAGCGTAAGAGGCACAAACTATGAGAATGCCTACCGCAAAGGACTTAACATTATGGGAGAAGTATTCGATGAACTCTATACAAACACAGGGGTATCAGGAACGACTGATAGCATCATTAACTATTCAGCAGACCTCGACCCCAAAATGGATGACGATGAAGTGGTTTGTGTTCATGTCCTAACTCTCACATATATGCGTAGAATTGATATGCGACACCGATGAGAATGTTTATAGGACAACCTGTTCGTAGATTTATTACATACAGGTGATACTATGGTAGAGTTTCTGAATAGATATGTTTCGATAACAAAAGAAGGCAGCACTTACGGTAGCACTTCCGGCGGAGGAACGGAGGTCTATGGTGAAGTGGATGACGAGTCGTTTTCGCATAATTACGACTTGCTAACGCGAATGGATATGAGCAGACAAATTGCTTCAAAGTCCGTTACAGGGACTGAGTATTCTGAGGGCGGACTTAACATGGCCGTTCAGGTAGATGATTTTACAGGAAATATCCTCGCAGCATTCTTCCCTAAGACTTCCGTTGCTTCGTCTATTCATACATTCGCGGAGCCAACAGTAGCGGGCGACACATACAATACCTATACAATTGAAGTTGGTAGAGAGGAGAAGGAACACATATACACAGGTATGGTTGCGAGCAGCCTTTCAATGAACGCCAATGTTGGCGAGTATGTTATGATGTCTGCTGACTTCGTAGGAAAGGCCGAGAGTGATGTGAATACCCTCCAAACGGCTTCCTTTGACGGAGATGCTTTGGATGCTCTTTACTTCGCCAACGGAAGTGTGCTTTTCAATGACGGAAGTGAAGCACAAACCACCACTTCTCTTAAGGTCAAGTCTTTCTCATTCGATGTAAGCCTTAACAGGGACCAAGACAATGCTTATGCTCTTGGTAACTCTACTTACGGGCGCGCACCCCCTTCACAGCGAAGGGAGATTACAGGCTCAATTGAGTTTAACTCAGTCATTTACACGGAAACATCACATGAGCCTACCTATTCCCTCTTGACTGACCCTGATGGTTTGTCTATGAGTGACGCAGCAGACGACCCTACCATTACCCTTAATCTACAGTCCGAGTTGAATAACGACTCAGAATACATCAAGGTTAATTTCTACAATGTAAGGTTTGAGGCCCCAAGCGCAAATGTAAGCGGTAGGGACACCAACACCATGAGTGTTAATTTCGTAGCACTATACGACGCAACAGCAGCCGGTGCTGATAAGGCTATGGATATTACTGTGAAGGGTGGGGCGATTTCGGCCACCGCGCTTTGAGGTGTTTGAAATGGATTCAGTAGAATTGGCTAACAGTCTTGGGAAAGACATCCCAGCAGAAGCCCTTGAATCTATTGCTGATATGACTACCAAAACACAGGTTCTCAAGTATTGCGGAAGATTCCCTATGGCTGCTAAGGCAGCACCAAAGGCTGCTCGTAAAGCAGCACCCAAGCCTGTTAAGGCCGATGAAGAAGAGTGAAATCTTTATTAAGGCCACATGGTGTGGCTTTTCATAGAGTGAAGTGATACCATGCCGGTAATGAAGAAAGAAATAGAGTTAGACGACGGAAAAAAGATTTGGATAAGACAGGCTTCGGGAATGGAGCGGTTGAAGATAACCAACATTCAAGGAAAGGCGTTTCGCCAAATGCGACACGCTGGCGACCCTTCTGATTGGACTGATGAGCAAAACGAAGAGTTTGCGCTCATAGTTGATGAAATGGGTGGCGGTGTAGAAGCACAAATAGAGGCTTGGGTTCCCCCTTGCATTCTTGATGAAGAAGTAGATGTTAATTTACTGACCTTTGAGGAACTGAACACTATACTACAGTTCGTGCGCGGCGACGACACGGAAGGTGCTGTCCCTTTTTTGAGTTCCTGATGGTAGCACCCAGCCTGTGCATGGCCTTCAAAGGGACACTCCCCTCAGAATTATGGCTAAAGTATTCTGTAGAGGGTGGTCGTCATCTTATGGAATTGGACCTGCTCGTAGCGGCAGATATCAATGATAAGATAGCAGATGCTACCAGCCAAGCATCCAAAAAGGATGCAAAGGGCGCAGTTGCACGCAGAAATCAGCGTAGAGAGCGACGGAAACTATTATCAAACAACAACGAACTTCTTGACTCATTGAGAGAGAGCGGGGTTCCCATAGTGGAATACAAGAGTGGAGATAGTTCGGATGATAGGGATTGAATCAATAGTTTTTCTACAATTCACACCGTTTGTTTTATTCGCCTGTGCGGTAGCGATGGTCGTTCTCCGCGCAAGCGGTTCAAGAGTTTTCTTCGATGTAGTGGGAACTTTCCAAGCAACTAAAATGATTCAAGATGCTGATGCTGCGGCTACAGTTCTTTCTGCTCTTTACTTGGATTCCATGATGGGCATACAGGAGGCCGGTGCAGAATTAGCAGAAATGTTTAATTTCGTAGATGAGATTATGCCCCTCACAGTCGAAATTGAGAATGCGAGAGTTCAGTTTGAGAAGTTCGTAGATAACATAGACGAGGCCAAAGCCTTAGAGGACCAACTTCAAGAAATAGGTTTAGCGTTTGGGTTTGCGGCTGATGAAGCCTTTGAAGCAGGTGCGCGTATGGCGCAATTAGCGGGTGTTTTAGGAGGACAGGGCAGCACAGCAGTCGGAACAGAAATGGGTATGATGTTCGGTGCAATAAGTGGTATGTCCACCGAAGCCGCTATGCAGCGCCTAATCAACCTAAATCAACAGACGAAGTTTATGACTATCAACATTGAGGAAGGTATGTCGGCGCAAGAAAAATCCAACATAATTAGAAGGGACACCATAAGAGTTCTCGACCAACTTAACACCGTTGAGAATAGGTCGGCGGCAACCATGTCGCAGATTACTTTCGTTATGAATCAGTTTGCTTCACAGGCTTATCTTACCAATGAAAGTATTGCTGCTATGGCCGCTATGTCGGCTACCTTGATTGAGGCTGGTGAAGAACAAGGAAAGGGTGGTCGTGCCCTGCGTATGATTTATGCTCGTCTTGGTGCAGATACTAACGGCGCAAGAACCACCATTGAGAATCTTGGTATTGCAGTAGTGGATGCTAACGGAGATATGCGCCCATTCAGTCGTGTTCTACAAGACTTGGCCGTGCATTACAATACACTAAACGGCGAACAGAAGATGGCCCTTGCACAAAGTATAGCAGGTAATCGACACTATACTCGTCTTATTAAGTTGCTTGAAAATGTAGACAGGGTAAGAGAACTTGAGTTAGAGGCCCTGTTAGCACAGTTCCCAGCAAGGGACGAGTTGCAGCGTAGGCTTAATTCGGAAGTGTTCGCTTATGAGCAAGCGGAAGCATCACTTAAGAATTACAGCGCGGCATTTGGTAATGCTCTACTACCCAGCATGACCGCAGTTACAAAACAACAAGCCCTGTTCTACAGAACATTAGCAGGTATGTCGGAAGGACCATTGGGGAGTGTTATAGGTAGATTCGTGATGCTTTCGCGAACGATGAGTAACTTCATTGGTCCTGCTATGAACGCTATGATTTCTTTCACGAATCTGAGAGTTGCGATGGAAACACAAAACATTGTTACTCGCGCCTTAAGAGGAGAGCAAATAGCCGGAAATCAGGCTATGCAGCAATCAGCATTACAGCATGGAATACTTATTCAATATAAACACGAACTGAGAAGAGTAATAGAAGCCCAAAACAATGTAACGAGTCAAGAAGCCAATGAGTTGAGGCAATTAGTCTATGCTCATATAGCGTTGATGGACAAAACTAAGGAGGAAACTTGGCGTAGAGGAGGTCAAATTACTCAGTTAAAAGTCTTGATAGCCAGACTGAAAGAATTGGGTATCGAAGTTAGCATCTTAACAGACGAACAAATGCAAGCCATACAAGTAGAAAAACTTCTCGGTAATGAAATGCTACAAAGTGGCCTGAGAGCCACTCAGTATTCAATGAAGATAGGTGGTTTAGGAACTGCCTTTATGATGTTCTCAAAGTCTGAAAAGATGATGAGAATAGGCATGATGCTTACTACAACTGCTATGGTTATACAGATGTATCAAGTCTATAGAAGCATGGCTGCTATGGCCGCTAAGAGGCGGGAAGAGATGCTTGCTGCCGGAGCAGCAGAAATACATACATGGGCTATGGTAAAGCAAGCGGCTGCTACAAAGGTGTTAAGTGGCGCTACTCTTATGGCAGCAAAAT